TGGTGCGAAACTCAGCGAAGAAAATTCAGGTGGTTATTGATTACGGTCCAGAGATGGGTTCTACTAGTTCGATTCAGGTGTCAAACTCCGGTCGGTCGGGAACTTACTTCTACGTGCACATCTCTGAGTTTGCGAAGCTTTGTTTGGCTTACCCGAAACGAGCAGCGGAAGTTGAGACAGGAACCTTCCCGGCGGTTCCGTTTGACGGCTCTATTTTTATTGAGTCCACAGCGGAAGGAATGGCCGGTCGTTTTTATGAAATATTTAATGAAGCATGGCCCTCGAGAGATAAAATTACGCCGATGAAATCTCGAGTGATGTTCAAGCCTCATTTTTATAACTGGCAGTACGACGATACTGAGATGGCTAAGATTACGGAAATTATTCCCGTTGCTGAAATGGAAATGGGAGAGATTGATTTTGCTGAGTACCAGAAAGACCACAATTTAAGTGATGTAGAAATTACTTATTACTACATGAAGTGGTTACAGGCTGGAGGTAAAAACTCAACTGATGCAGTTAATAAACTGAAGCAAGAATTTCCTACTACAGTTGAAGAAGCTTTCCTTTCTACCGGACAAGCGTATTTCCCAACGGCTAAAGTATTTGCGATGATGCAGAAAGTTGTTAACGGGACCCGTGGAGAGCTGACTCGAGATGAAACTGGAGAAGTTAAATTTCAAGAATTTTCTGCTGGGAATTTTGAAGTTATTGAAAAACCAATCAGGGGAATGAGGTATGTAATCGGGGGTGACACAGCTGAAGGTTTGGCTCACGGGGACAGTCAGTGTTTGTACGTACTGAAACATTCAACGGAAGAATGTGTGGCTGTTTATAAATCGAAAGTACCTCCGGATGAATTTATTACTGAAGCGTATAATGTGGGAAAGTATTACAACTGGGCGCTGCTTGGAATTGAGTCTAACAAAGACGGACTTTGGGTTAATGATGGTTTAGACAAGCTCGGGTATGTGAATCTCTACTACCGGAAATCTTTTGATGACATCACTAAAAACATCACAAAGTTCTTTGGTTGGAAGACGACCTCAGCGACTAGGCCATTTGCTCTTGCTGCACTCAAAGCTATTTTCTTAAAAAAAGAAGGCGGTTTCCCACTAGCTATTTTAACCGAGATGATTACTTTTTTGCGGAACATGAAGGGGCGACCAGAAGCACTGGCTGGTAAAAACGATGACGTGGTTATGTCCGCATCGATTGCCTATGCCATTCTTCAAGAAATTGGTACATACGTAGCGGTCTCAAGTGAAAGCGAGGGTTTTTCCTACGCCAAAGCAATTTTTGGGGAAAGTCAGAATCAAGATCGGTCCCAAATTCACTCACAACAACAATCGGCTTCTTCGGGAGTGAGGGAGTTATAATGTTTTTATGTCTCGTCGATGTAAAAGCCTCCATCACAATCTCCAACCTGGAGAAAACATCGTATTCCACAGCGAACACAGGTCCCCTCGCAATCGAGGAATGAATAAAGTCAGAGTACTTCTTAAACACAAAAAATCTGATCGTAGGAATTGGAAGAATGAAGCGAGAAATGGAATATACTTCTTGGCTCTTGAAAGAAAAAGGAAATAGGTGATATATTTATTCGAGTTGTGGGCTTGTCTTAATCTTTAAAAAACTTTATTATTACCAATATGTATAAAAACACCGATTCATCTGAAGAATTAAAATCTTTAGGTGAAGAGAGTACCTCTGGCTCAAGTGGGAAGAAAAATGTGTCCGATAAAGACAAAGCTTCTTATATTTTCGTTGAAGATAAGAAGAAATTGATGAAAGAATCTCAATATCGAAAGAGATTCGATGAACTTTCCAAGGAAATTGAAGCCAATATCATTAACACAACAGTTTCTTACGGTAAAAAGGTTTACGAAGAGACAGGTTGGGGATCGATGGTTTTTTATAACAAGATGTCTAACGGAGCTTACGACATTAATGTCTATCCACAAAAGATAAATGGTCAAAACGACAACAAATCTGGAGTGCCAGTATCTCAAGAGCCAATTGCTCTCTCTAAAATTCTAATTGCCACATCGGTTCTTGCTGGGAAAGTCCCTGATTGTGAAGTTATCGGTGACGACAAGATTTATAATAAGGCCGCTTACGAACTTTGGAAGCGTACATGGACACTGACTGGAGGTAATGGTCAGAATACTTTAGAGCGAACATATCAAAACCTATTCACTTACGGATGGGCTGCTTGGCGTACTTACCCAAGACGAGTTTCAGTCAAACGAAAAGGAATCGACAAGATTCTATTTGACGATATTTACAGGGAACCAATGGACCCAGCTCGTACTTGGTTTGGTATTGGTCAGAATGTTGGTGACTACTGGTCACAATTCGAAGTGTATTACGAAAAAGACATTCTCAAGGATGAACTGTTTAAACTAGTTCCAGAAACTGAGAGCTTTAAGGCTAGGAAGAATTTTCTTGAAAAATGCTCATCTTCTGAAGAGTCAAAAGATGAAAACCAGACATTGTCTCAGAACTCATACACTATTGGTTATTACGAAAACGTAATGCTTAATCGATACGTGGTGAAGTGTGGAAAATATATTATTTACGATGGAGAACTTCCAAACGACGACAGTCACGGGTCAATTATGGTTGTTCGTTGTTTCGTTAAAAATATTCTAGACCCACATGGAGTTGGTTTGTACGAAATGATGCGTGGAAACACTGCTTTGTTTACTTACATCAACTCACTCAATGCTCAACAGGTTGAAGCAGAAATTTTCCCATTACTTTTTGGTCCACAAGTTCAAAACGGAACTAATACTTACCGACGTTCTCCGAATGTCATTAACCCAAAAAATCCCGGTAGTTCAATCGATGTCGTAAAGACTTCTGGAAACGTGCAGCAAGGTATTGCTTTTGGTCGAGACCAAAAAGTAGCTATCGAGGAAAATACTGGAGTTAACAATATTGTTGCTGGTCAAAATGCTGAATCAACACTCGGTTCAACGGTTATTATGAAGGAAGCAGCTCTCAACAGACTGACTCCTCCGAAAAACTCGATGATGAACGCATTGCAGACAGATGCTCATATTGCGTTGTCTTGGATTGAACAGACTTACCCAGTGGACAAGGTCTTTATGATTGACAGTGACGAAAGTGTAGCTGAATTTGCAAAGCAAAATCCTGATTACTTTGTTGAAAGTCAGGAAGTTACAGGTGATGATAACGAGACAATCGTTGGTCACGTAGTAACGGCCTCACGAAATCTACGAATGAACTTTGACTTTACTCCCGAAGGAGAACTGCTTGAGGACGTACCTACCAGAACGATTTCTGCCCGTGGCTTGTTTAGTGAGATGCGAGAGCATGGTCACAAGAAAACTTACATCGAGTTTCTTATTGATCCGGATTCAATGCTTGTTCCTTCAATGGAAATCCAGAAGCAAAATTATATGGCGATTTCTCCCCTCATTACAAATCAGATTAATTTAATTTTTGATATTCGTGGACGAGACCCAGAAGCTGCTGCTTCTCAACTAAAGGCATTTGAACGGATGTTGAAAATTCAAAAAGAAAATGTTTTCGATTATATTTCAAAATCTATATACGATCAGATTATTGCATTACAGCCTTCTGAAATACCTCCACCTTCAACTGAAGAACCAATCGATAAGACTAAACTCTACAAAGATGCACCGGCTGATGTGCAACGATCGATTGAAGAAGCTGCTGGATTACAGCCGTCTGAAAGTGACATGCTTCCTCCACAAACTCCAGGAACGATTCCTCCAGTAAAAAGAGTAAATCCAGAAGCTGGTGTTCCGGGACAATCAGACAATCCTAATCTTGGACAACCATTAAGTCCTGGTAATATTCCTCGACCACAATCCCCAATGGGAGCAGCTAACGATGCCAGTATGGGTCGAGCTGCTGCTGGTCCTGGTGGGTTCTTCCCAAGTTAATATAAAAATATGCCAGATTCACAATCAATAACTCAACAGAAGATTGCTTTTGCTCAAAGCGAGCATGTTGCAATTGTAATTTCAATTTTAAAGGAGTGTTCACGACAGACAAAACTCGTTGGTGAGACTGAATACGCAACAGTAGTAAATGCCGTAACTATGGACGCTCAAGGTGACATGATTCTTAAATTTATAAACAGTGTAGATTTTATTAAAAAAGGACTTATAAACGAACAGCCACAATGAAAAAAGCTACCGAACTAAAAAAAGAAAATTTTACTCTTCAAGTCAATTACAGTGAAGAGGCTATTGAGAAAAAATTGATGAGGTTCGAAACTAGGTCAGGCGATGTGTTTACAATCAGTGCTGAGGAAATGTCTACTATCTTAATTGGTCAAGTTAACTCAGAGCTCGTTGCTGCGACATTCGTAGAATCAGAACGAGTTGATGTTGTGGAAGTCGAACGACAACTTGCTGTAAGACTGGACAGAGATTTTAAAAAAGGAGAAGAGATACGACTCACTTACGTTCACCCTTACCCAGTAGAGTTTGCTCTTATTGAAGAAGCAGCAAAGATTGCTAAAATTCGTCGAGACGTTCCAGCTCTCAGATTAACGAACGAGTATATCAACGATGTACGTAAAAAAATTACTCCAGCTCAACATCGCTTTGTTGACTCATTCTATAAATTTTTTAAAGGACTATTCTCAAACAAACGAGTCGCTGGCAACCCTTAGGAGTTACTTGCGGCTTTATAACAATAAGAACCCCTTGGTGAAGGGATATATCACCATAAACGTATATGTCATTAGCGACAAAAAAGACGAAGGCAGAAAAGCTTGGAATCATCTTAGAAGAAGGTGTTACCGAGGTGCAGATTGATGAGTTAATTGAGACAAAACAAAATTTTCTTAATCAAACAAAAAAAGAAGATGAAATAAGAGTTAAGGAAATCGCAGACGCAAAAAAGAAGTCTGAGAAAAACGCTTTAGTTCTGCGTGACGTTGACGGAGACGATGTTGATCAGGCTGAATATTTCTTCGCTCGAACAGAGGAAGAAGTTATTGATAAAATCACTCATAAAGTATCGACCAGAACAGCTCCGACTTATTTCAATGCTATCTGCGGTCTTCCAGTTGAGCGAGAGGAATTACTCGAGGCGTTCAAGTTACATTTTCCAACTCGTAAGGGATTTCTTTTTTACAAATTGAGAGATAAGGAAGTGTATTTAGTAATTGTGCCGTTGAAATACGCAACAACAATTAGTAAGTCAAACGAGTCTCGACCTGGAGACTTCCAGAGACATGCGCTTTCATTTATTGGAGAAGGTTCGGTCAATGTAGATTCTCTTAAAATAAAGTTAAATCGAATTGCAAAGCACTCTTCTATATCCACAGAGCCACTTGCTTAAATTTGAAAACACTACTATTATTAAAGTAATTCCAACGTCAACGGTCACGATACGACTGGATAAATATGGAGATAGAAATTGAAAACAAAGACGTGGACACTACAATTGATGAAACAGCTCTCGATGCAGAGTTGGCCCAATCACTTGAAAGTGTCAAAGCTGGAAAGACTCTTGAGGAAACTCCTCTTGGTCAAACTGAAGAAGCCACTCCTATCAGTCCAACTGGTGAAGCAGCTCCTACAGGTGAGGCACCCAGCGATCCTCAAGCAACTGGAGAAGACCAGTTTCGGATTCCTAACAAGGGTAAATTTGAATCTGATGAGTCTTATGAAAAACGTGTGGAGCTATTCGATCTTGTAAAAAGAAGAAAAGCCGCAGTAACTCCAGAAGCAAAAGAAGCGCTTTCTGAAAAAATCGCTGAGACAAAGGGAGACCTGAAAACTCTAGGCGGTACAGAAAGATTTATTCAAAAACAGGGTGAGGAAACTCCTCTTGGTCAAACCGGCGAAGTAGACCCACAATTGGTAGCGGACCAAGCTCGATTAAAAGAGCTCGGTGGTGCAACTAGGGAAGACATTGCTGAAATTCTACGTCAAGACAGAGCTGCGACTGAAGTACAGAGTGACTTGCAAAAATTCGTGGATAAACACCCGAATTTACAAGATGAAGATGTGAGGGAAGTATTTTTCGACTTTGTTGAAGCAAACTATGTTTGGCAAGGCAAAACAGGAAAAGAGTTGATAGCAACTCTTGAAATGGCTCGAGAAAATATGTTCCGACCATCGGAAACAATGCAAGACCGTGTACTGAAAGGAGCTAATGTTTCTGAAAAAGTAAATGCTATGCAGTTCCCAGGGGGGAGCACAACTAGACAAGCTTTTTCTCCAGAAATACAGCGATCTATTGACGAAATGAAAGCAACAGGAATGTCTGAAGAAAAAGCAATTGAACTACTTTCCGACGACTAAAGGAATTACCTCTTCGATAATTTATATAAAAGTATGGCTTTTATTCAAGCTGTTATCAAGAATCCAACCCGATCACTTCGAGAGATTCCAAAAGGATCTTCTGTAGTAGCGACTAAAGGTTTCGCTGTCACTCGAGCTGCTGGTTTAGCTGTAGACGCTGCTGCTGCAACTGTAGTAAACCAGATTGTAGGTATTTGTAATCAGGACATTTCAGCTGCACAAGCACTGGTCTCTGTTCCGGTTATTGATATTTCCACTCAAGATCTTTGGATTGCTGATACAACAAACAACACTAACGCTGCCCATAACGGACAGTTGATGGTAATTGGAGCAAACGGAGGTCTTGTAAACAACACAGGAACAAATGCAGTAGCTGGAGTTGTTCAACAAGAAGGTGTGTACGGTGCTGCCGCTGACAGGAAAGCTCTTGTTCGGTTTGTTTAGTAATAATTAATCTATCTCACATATATGAATGGAACAATTCAAGACTATGCAGTGATCGTGAACAATGTGATGAAACACATTGCACCCAAGGTTTGTGCAGA